GTCATCCGGTAGTTTCTTCTGTTCCATTTATTAAACAAACCCATTTTCGCTTAAAATGCCGAACTTAACTATGGACATTGTACGCAGCAAAGAAGATCTTGTTCTCCAACGCCTTTCTGTTTTTTATGGAAACGAAGAAACTCTCACACGAGTGCGTAATATCGTAACTGCGAATTCACAGATCAGTTTACGTCTTTTGGATTGGCTCGTCACCAATTATGCGAAGAAGCACAACATTGCATATCTTACGAAGACAGGACGTGATGTCAATATCTACTTGCGCTACAAGGCGAACTTGCGTGCCTACAGCAAAAAGATGTTTGACCCCTTCTGTCGCTGGAAGAAGATCAAGTTCATGGGAATGGACACCACTGTAGGCCAGCTCAATTTCTTCAATTGGGTCATTGAAGATGAAGTTCTGGATTATCTGGAAGCACATCTGGAAGCTGTTCAACAGGATATGGATGAATGTTCCACAGTCATTCGTCCAAATGAGGAGGGACGCAGAAAGAGGCACGAGTTGTCTCGTTCAGCAACAAAGTCGGTCTGTCATACGATTACACCTGTCGTAGTAAAGTTTGATTAAGTTTGCGTTTCTGTGGGGCGAGAGGATTCTCGTCTAACAGATAATGTTTTCAATTCTAAAGCCGGATTTCGTATACACGGATGTCTCCGACGATATCACTGAAAATGACGTGGATGTTGTTTCCGACCTTTGGTCTATGAACGGACGTGATGTCTATCGCGGTTCACGTGACCCACGGTATACACATGCAAATGTCTATTGGTTGTATGATGAGGACCTCCAGCGTGTAGGATGTACAGAGCACAGTCTTCGTGATCATGGTGTCTTTGAGATCTTGTGGTTTCATGAATCTGAATTCGGAACACTTTTACAGGAGGAGGGATGGGTGATTGAAAATGATCTTTGGAGTAATCTTCCAGAACAAGTCTTTAATCGATTTGTGAATGAGGAATGGACTACAGCAGAAAAGTTCTTAGAGCAATGTTTGTATGGACCTTTTCGCATCGTGACACCCAAGATGCTCATTCAGCGTCCAACTGTATATACATGCCAAAAATGTGGACGCAAGTCTTTACGTCCCATTCAGGGTTGTTCATCAATTGAGTCTCCACTTGACTTTCCAGACAAAGCAAAAATTGTTTTTGTGGATGATGATTTGCTTGTTCACGTACCTCCGCCTGATACAAATGTGTTTACGCGGCTGGGACACGGCGACGATTTGCAGTCTTCGGAGCAGGAGCTGGAGCAGGTGCAGGAGGTGCAGTTGGAACCTCAATCGCATCCTCTTCATCATAACTCACCCCAGCCGATGCTCGAGACAGAGGAACGTCTCCAGAGTCAACTGGAACCTGAGAAGCAGCAGGAGCCACTTCCTCCTCAATCTCATCCGCAAACACCTGAGCAGCCGTCAACCGCTGAGGAGGAGAAACCCGAGCATATGTAACACGCCAAGTCACACCAAACGTCTGGTTGGAGATGTAGACGCTAGGAGCCACGACTACCGATGCCTCCACACGCTTGGGGAACACCTGACCAATGTTCTCAGTATCAACCTCAATAGGCTTGCCTGAGTGATCCGAGACATCCATCGTCACACGACCATCATAAACTGGAACCTTCATACGGAAGCTGGGAGGATACTTGCCAGTGGGAACCCACTCGCCATTGATCTTCTCAACACTTGGAGAGACGAACTGCTTCATGCTGTCCGCCAATACCTCCTTGGTGCGAGACTTGCTGAACCACTTGACGCTGTTGGTCAGAGAAGTCTGAAGAAGCTTCTCCTGCATATCCAGGAGGAAGTTGTAGAGAGAACCGAGCTCACCAGCCTCGGTATTTGCACGCTCCTTTGCATAGGAGTCGCAACCCTTGAGAGTAAGAGCCAACTGATAACTTGCACCATTCTCGGTGTCACGAATGTTGATTCCCATAGGATACATGGACTTAGGAAGACGGATCTGGAGGTTCTGACCGTTGTACTTGATAGGAACTGTCTTGCCTCCCGCCTTGTTCATGCGGATATCGCCGAAAGAGACCTTGTTGATGTCGAGGTTAGAAACAGAGATGATTGCGCTAGTAGCCATTGTGTTTGAGTATGCTATCTATACTTCTGCTGACCGTAAATCCGTTTTCGCACCCAAGATAAAGAAATACATAATCACAAATGATCTGCGCAGCTGTTCGAAAAAAAGGGTCAACCGAACAATGTTCTGCAAAGGCAATCACTGGACATACTCTTTGCGGACGACATCTTCGGTGTAAGACCGTAGTGTTATGGGCAGACGCAAACAAAACACTGTCTTCAAAAGTCACTCGTGTTCAAGCAAGAATTCGTGGATGGCTTCTTCGGAAACGACTGGCGCTCGCAGGTCCAGGTGTTCTTTGCCGTAAGAACCTATCGAACGATGAAGATTTAGATACGTGCGTGGAATCGAACCGTGAACATCCAATGTCGTATTTCGCATTTGAAGAATCTGGAAAAATCTGGTGGTTCTCATTTCCAACTCTTTGGAGATGGTGTATTCGGAATCCAACCAATCCGTATACAAAGGTTCCTTTGTCTGCCCCTACGCGCAAACGCTTGCGTGAGATGTGGTATTATCATCGCAAACGGAAACTTCCACTTCCCTTGGTGCCTGGAAACTTTGACGAACGTATGCGTATTTACTGGAATGTAATTCTTCAAACGTTTGAAGACTATGGATTTGGTGAGATCTATTTGAGTCTAAATTTTACAAAGGGTGATTACATTTCAATTCTCAGAATGATTCGTGATGACATTCCTGTGACGATGCGCAATAAAGCCGCACAAGAACGAGTTTCACGTCATATCAAACTTGCACTCGCAAGTGTAGCACCTTTGAATACGTATTTACTTCAATGTGCATATACGCTCATGATTATTCTCATGGTTCCCAAAGATCCATATGAACTTGCATTTACAATGTTGTCTGCGATTTACAGGGCATAAAACGAAATCATTTCGTGTAAATCCTTGGAGGTTGAAATGAATATCTTTGTCCTGAATTTGATTCCTCGCATGGCTGCAGAAGCACATTGCGACAAACATGTAGTCAAGATGATCTTAGAAACCGCTCAGCTGTTGTATTCCGCCCATCATGTAGCAGGAGGTCCTCTTCCTGATGGAGCGTACAAGAAGACCCACGTCAATCATCCTTGCGCAATTTGGGTTCGTGAGAGTGCTGCCAATTATCGCTGGCTGTGTGAACTTGGATTCTGGCTCTGCAAGGAATACCAATATCGGTATGGAGAGGACAAGGTTCATAAGACCGAACGTCATATCCTTTGGTTGCGAGAGAACCTACCCATTGGAATTCCAGATCTTGTTCGGACACCCTTTCCTCAGGCGATGCCTGTGGAGTATAAATGCGAAGACCCAGTGGAAGCCTATCACACCTATTACCGCGAGAACAAGGTCGCAGTGAGAAACATTGTCAAATACACTCGCAGGCAGGTTCCAGAGTTTCTTGTAGAAAAATCAACGCAACCTATTTACATGACCGCCGCAGGTAAGGAGTATACCAACGCGTTAGAAATGTCCTCTACTACTTCTGCAGTTAAGTCAAACACGAAGATGCCCGCCGACAAGAAGACCGCCACCAAGGCCGCTGCCCCTGCACCTGCACCCGCCCCTGCACCTGCTGCTCCATCCAAGAAGGCCGCAAAGACTGCCGCCCCTGCCGCCACCAAGAAGGAGACCGCCTCCAAGGCTGAGGTTGTGATCCCCACCGTCGCCACCCCTGCTGTTGCTCCTGCAACCGCCACCCAGTCCTCTGAGGTTCTCCTTGCTTCCCTCACTGAGCAGCTCAAGGCTCTCTCTACTGAGTTCACCACCAAGGTCCGTGAGGCCGTGAAGGCAACCCAGGAGGCAGCCAAGGCAGCCAAGAAGGAGGCCCGTGATTCCAAGAAGAAGCGTAAGGTGTCTCCTGAGCAGATGACCCCCGAGCAGCGTGCAGCTTGGGAGGCCCGTCGTGCCAACAACGCCTTCCTCGTGGAGCGCCCTCTCTCCGATGAGCTCTGCCACTTCATGGGTATCTCTGCAGGCTCCAAGCGCTCTCAGACCCAGGTGACCAAGTATGTGTCCGAGTATGTGAAGTCCCACAACTGCTTTGACCCATCCTTCAAGCGCCGCATCATCCCCAACGCCGCACTCGCCAAGCTCCTCCGCGTGGATGACAAGACTGAGGTCACCTACTTGAACCTCCAGAAGTACCTCAAGGTGCACTTCAAGAAGGCGTAAAGTAGCCAAATCATAAACTAAAACAGCCGGAGGGGCAAATGGTTGGAAAAATCAAGCTGGAACTCCAGAGTGATTTTTCTATCCTAGAAAAGAGCAATGGACGAAAACATCAGTGATATGAAGAAGGAACCAGTTACGCCAAAGACACCACCACGTAGAATGGGTCTTTCTCAAGCACAGGAAGCACGTCGTCAACTTGCGCTGCGCAATGCAGGTGTTTCAGAGCCTCAACCTCAAGTAGAAGGTATGGGCCGTCGCCGTCGCAAGTCTCGTCGTGGGAAGAAGTCAAAGCGCCGCATGACTAAAAAGAAGTGGTAATCAATTCATTCGGCATTTCAAGATACAGAACAGTGCTAAAGAAAGGAGATAGAACACCATCCAATACAAGTGCACGCTTTTTTGGGTTGCGTTTCAATAGTTTTGCAAGGGCGCTCATCAATTGAGCTTTTGTGAACACTGGGTTTACACGGATTTTACAATCACCTCTGTGCCATCCGCACAAAGATGATTTGTTACACGTGTCCTTATTGGTGAGTTGTCCACATGGAGTCCGGACTTTGTTAATGAACTGAATCGGATTGTTCGCAGTGTCCATGTATCCTTCTGCTTTGAACCAAGCGTCCAGATCCTTGTCAAGTGTAGGTGACAAGCGTTCTATACTCCTGCGCAACTCCACATAGTCTTCGGTTTGAATGTCCTTGGAAAGCGAAAACAACAAGAACTCCAAGATTTCAGTTTTGTAGGTAGTCTGTTCTGCGAGGCGAACGTCTTCTGGATTTGGCTTTCCTTCGACGACCATTTCTTCCGTATTTCTGCGAATGGTTTCAAGGATCTCCGTTGGTTTCTTGGCTCCATCTGCTTCAGGCTTGATGGGAATGCGGAATCCAGACGACAATTCAAGTTCAACAAGGATTCCATTGACATTCGCATGTTCCAAGGTAAGTTTGTATCCAGGATGTTTGGAGTCAGCGTAAGCAGACCGAATACTATCCTTGGAAGGAAGCTCCTCTTCAGCTACATCAAAGTATCCATTGCGAACAGGAATGCCTTCGAATGCAGTCCGCAAAACTGGAAGAATAGGAAGGACAAGTTCACCTGGAACAAACAATGCTTGTGTCCGCTTGAATGGATCCAGAATGATTTCGTAGTTAGGCTTTCCGAGACGTTGTAATTCACGCACCGCATCGTCATAGGTAGGAATTCCAACGTTACAAGCTTCTTTGGAAAGATTGCGCAAATAGGTGAGGGTGTCTTTTGTGAACGGTGCTCTGGTTACATTCACGCTATACGACGATTGATAGTTCTTTCCCTTTCTTACCTTTCCAAAGGTTCCCAAGATATCTTCGCCTAACAATACGATTGTGTTCTTGGTTCCACGCACGGTGTCTGACCAGAACCCACACAAAACTTGATTGGTGTTGATGTCTACGCGAAGAACTTCGCATTCAAGGAAGGTTGTTACATATTCCACTTCTTCCAAGATGGTGAGCTTTCCTTCGTCGTAATCGTTGTAGATTCCTTCCAACACACGTTCTTCGGTGGAATCTCCGCCACCAGCCGTACGACGTGTTAAAAAGAAGGAACACTTCTTTACAGATTCTGGCGCTTCACGTGGGTGAGGAATTTGGACTTCATTGCCGAACAAGGTAGGAAGTGATTTGGAAGGGCGTCCCAATCCAATGCGGAAAATGTCCGTCTCCTTCAGAACTATCTTTCCCTTCTTTACAGTTGTATCGTATTTCGTCTTGACTTTCAATGCATCTGCGAGTTGTTGGGACAAAAATGCAGCACGAAGTTCTGGAACGATAGCAACGTCTTCTTGAAGAA